AAGAGGGTGTAAATATATACCCTCTTTTTTTTATATTTGTAAAAAAATACGGATGATAAACTCAGTAAGAAATACAGTACAGGGTGTCCTGAATAAGAACAACTACGGATACATCTCTCCACAGGACTTCAACCTCTATGCTAAGCAGGCACAAATGGAGATATTTGAAGAGTACTTTACCGCTTACAACAAGGTCATAAACATGGAGAATGCTCGCATGGCAGGGACTGACTACGCTGATGTAGAGCAGCCATTAGCTGAGGTGCTTGAGTATTTTCTAAGGTCTGACTTTTTAGTTCCTGTTCTTACACCATCTGGGTTTACAGTTAATCAGTTCTCTGCCCCATCACTTACAACAGTAGGGTATGACTACTATATGATTAACAAGCTATTATGCTATACAATAAAAAGAGCTACAGGTCAGAACACAGGGACATTACCAATAAACCAATTGATTGACGCAGGTGCCAACTTTGTCAATGCAGGAGTGGTCTATGGTGACGTTGTTGTCAATCTAACGACATTAGAGAGCGCAACAGTGATGGCAGTGACAGCCACAGCGCTTGACCTATCAGACAATATTTTCTTGGTTATTGGTGATGATTATGCGGTGTATGCAGCCTCATCGGCAACTGACGCTGAGAAGGTATCGGTGGGCAAGATAACAATGCTCAACAACTCATTGCTTACTTCCCCATCGACAATATTCCCTGTTTATACATTGAATAATTTAGGAACCATAACAACCTATCCGAACAGTATTGCAGGATATGGTGCTGTTAATGCAACCTACTTCAGATACCCATTAGACCCTAAGTGGACATATATCACCCTGGCGAGCGGTGAGCCTCTATTTGACCAAACGCAGCTTGACTACCAAGACTTTGAGCTGCCATTGGAAGAGGAATATAAGCTCGCACAAAAAATATTGCAATACTGCGGAATGACAATCAGAGAGACTGAGGTAGTGCAGTATGCACTTGGGCAAGAGGCAGGAAGAGACGCTAATACTTAAAAATATAAACAATGCCATATATATCACAGTATCAGTACTATACCAATAGTGGTAATGCACCTACAGATGCGAACTGGGGGTCGTACCAGTATGTCAGCTTATTTGACATTGTCAATAACTTTATGCTGATGCACACTGGTAATCACTCGCTTATAAATAATGAGGAGAGGTTCAAGGTATTGTTCCATGCCAAGCGAGCTATCCAGGAGCTGAACTATGACGCATTCAAGGAGATTAAAGCTCTTGAGCTAAGCGTCTGCGATCAACTGCGCTATGTGCTGCCATCAGACTATGTCAATTGGGTGCGCATCTCGCTATACCATAATGGTGTGCTTTATCCGCTTAGCGAGAACATACAGACGCTATCAGCCAAGGCATATTTGCAGGACCATGAGTGCAATATCCTCTTCGACCAAAACGGTAATATCTTGGAGCCTCAGTACTCAAATATTGACTACGAGCGAATCAAAGGAACCAAGAAGAGCATCTACCTCAACCAAGGGCATCAGTTCCATGGACAAGAAGGCTACTGCTGTGATGGCAATTGGTACTTTGAGCATGGCATAGGCGCTAGATTTGGACTCAATACAGAGACGGCCAACCGCAATCCTACGTTCAATATTGACAAGAAGGCCGGTGTTATAAACTTCGACAGCTCAATCTTGGGTTACAACCACTACAATAATAATAACGACCCTAATCATCATCACAATCTCTCTGCAACTGTTATACTTGAGTATGTGAGCGATGGCATGGAGAATGGCAATGACTCAGCTGTATCAGTAAATAAGTTATTTGAGCAGTATATCTATGCCTCTATCAGATATGAGATACTTAATAGTAAGTTTGGCGTACAGGAGTATATTGTAGCGAGAGCTAGAAAAGAGAAGCAGGCGCTATTGAGAAATGCAAAAATAAGAATCAGTAACATCCACCCTGGTAGGCTTCTAATGAACCTAAGAGGTATGGACAAGATAATTAAATAATGGCAAACTTTACGAGGAATTTTGTTGCTGGTAGAATGAATAAAACATTCGATGAGCGAGTTGTGCCTGAGGGCGAGTATATTGACGCAATGAATGTCCGTATGGGTTCTACCGAGAAGTCAGAGGCAGGGGTCATTGAGAATACCAATGGCAATCTCCCACTGACAGCTCTTGAGTACAATAGTACACCATTAAGCTCATACGCAAGATGTATTGGTGCCATTGAGGACAGCGCAAGAGAGACTATCTATTGGTTTGTCCATGACTCACAATTTGCTTTATCAAATACTGGTAAGCTTGACTTGGTGGTATCGTTTAATGTCGTCACTCAAGTAATTATATACCATATCATCAGCGTTGACAATGGTGGTGGTGTTGACACCACTTTAAACTTCAATGAGCAGTACTTAATTACAGGGGTTAATCTGATTGAGGACTTGCTGTATTGGACTGACGACTATAACCCTCCAAGGTTCATAAATATAAAGACTGGCTATGCTAATCCTAACGGTGCAGGCATTGACTACAATGGTCAGCCTGACCTGCTGTATGAGACAATACAAGTTATTAAGAAGCCACCTACCTCAGCACCTACGTTAAGTTTATTGAATACTGTTGGTGAGGAGAATTATTTAGAGGATAGATTTATCTGTTTTGCATACCGGTATCAATATGCCAATGGACAATATAGTGCAACGTCACAATGGACAGAGCCTGCATTTTTACCATCACCTTTTTCTTTTAGTAAAGATTCTTTTTTAAATGAAGGAATGGTCAATGATTACAATGGCGTAAATATAAATTATAATTCAGGAAGTCCCTTAGTTATTGGCATTGATATTCTATTCAAAGAAGCCACAGCAAATGTTATTAAAGTCATTGAAAAGCTTGATAAGAGCATAATTGGATTGGCTGACAATACCACTTATTCATACTTTTTTAATAATAGCAAAATCTATACAATTCTGCCTGAGTCAGAGCTACTTAGGCTATATGACAATGTGCCAAGGCTCGCTAAAGCTCAGACAATTATGGGCAATAGGCTTATGTATGGCAACTATGTTGATGGGTATGACTTGGTTGATACTAATGGATATCCTGTATTATTAGAATATACAACAAGCTTAGTTACAGAAGAAATAAATACCGCTCTTGTACCTACAACATTAGACTCTACTACATATACAATAGATGGATCGCAGACAATTGCAGACTCTTCTTTAATTATAGATTTTACTGGAATAGATTTAATACAAGGCTCTCTTATTACTTTTTCCGTTTCTGTTTTTCATGATTCATTTAGTGGGACGCCTCCGTTTCCAACTCAAACAACAGGAACCACTCAAATAACCTTTTCAATATACCTTCAAAATACATACAGCTCTGTTTATGCCTTTGCTACAAGTACAGAATTTGTTGATGCGATAGGAACTTCTTTACCTGGAGGCAATATTCAATTGGTATATAATCCAAGTGGAAATGATTCTTGTGATGGGCTTACGTTTACAGATTCATATAATTGCAGCCTTCCATATTCTTTGGGAACTTTTGTTAAGGTTAACACAGGAACAAGTTTTTTAGGTCAAGCTATACAAATAATTTCTATTCCGTCTTCAAATGATATAAAACTTGTATTTTTAGCTGCAAAGTATGTTGATAATCCAACTACTCCAACTCAAAATGTTTATGAGTATTATAAAATATTACAACACTCGGTACAATATTTTGGCATTGGCGTTCCTAAAAGCTTACACAGCAATAGAGGGTATGAGATTGGAATAGTTTATATGGATGAATATTTAAGGTCAACCCCTGCAAATGTCAGCCAGTTTAATAATGTATTTGTTCCATGCTCTTATTCTAAAAATAAAAACTCAATTACTGTAACCATACCACTAGCTCAAGTTGCTCCTTATTGGGCTACAAGATATAAGTTTGTATGTAAGGCAGACCAACATAGATATGAGACTATATATTCAAGTGTTTATTTTGAGGACCCAGATACAGGAGATATTTATTTTTTATTAGAAGGAGAAAATGCAAGAAAAATAGAAGAAGGAGATAGGTTAATCGTAAAGGCTGACTCATCAGGACCTAAAGATAGTTGTGTATATGTAACAGTACTAACAAAAGAATCAAAGTCATCTGGATTTATAACTCCTGCAAATAATGTAGTTCCTCCTGCTGGAGTTTACATGAAAATCACATCAGATGAGTTACTTGTAAATACAAGTGCTTCGTCTAATATAAATAGATTTAGCCACAGATATGCATCTTCTGGAAATCCAAATCTTAATATATTGATGAATATTCCAGGGACAGATCCATTGTTCCCTAGCTGGCAATATGTAGATTATATTGTTCCTGCTGGAAGCGTAATAAAGTTCAAAATAAAAAATCAAGTAAGGGGAGACCTTGTATGTCTTGATAAATTATATACATTTGAAGGAGAATTTATATCTAAAAATGACTATAATAATATTTATCTTTGGTTTATAGGAGATGGCATAGCGGCAGAAATTATAGGTAATGCTGTAAATAACTATGGTGTTACATTTTTGCCAGGGATAGGACCAATTCCATCGCCTCCATTTCCTGGCTATGACCCAACTTATGATATAGTGTATAAGTTTGACAGAGATTTAGTTACGAATAAATTGACATTAAACTTCATAGGATTTTCAGCTTGTAACACTTGGTTTCCAACCAATAGAACTCAAAGTTCAATATCAGTTGAATTCGATTTTACATCTGATTCTAATTACATATTCATCTTTGAAACAGAGCCGTCCGACACTTTGCCCGATGTCTTCTTTGAGAACGAACTATCATATCCGATTGA